AGGTAATACAGTAGATAAGATATTATATCGTACCGCTAATATGATTAGAGGTTTGAATGATAGTAGTCTTCTTACATACTCTACTAAGATTATGGCTGCTACTGACGATACTTTTAACTTAATGATAGGTAGAGCAAGAGCTAGAGAGAAAGCATTTTTAGCTACTGCTGAAAAAATGGGTAACAAGAACTTTGCAAATTTTGATGCTAAGTTTTTCCGTGACATGGAAGATAACTTTAACAAAGAAATCTTTGATGAAAACGGTATGGTTACAGATTCCATGGCTGAGTACACTAGACAAGAAGCTACACTTACAGCTCCACTAACAGGATTTGGTAAGAACTTAGCTAAAGCATTTGACGATGCTCCATGGGCTAGACCTTTCTTCCTATTTGCAAGAACTGGTATTAATGGTCTAAACTTGACAGCAAAACATACTCCCGGATTTAACTTTTTAGTTGACGAATTTAACCAAATAGCTAAAGCAAAAACACCTACGCCAGAGCTATTACAATATGGTATAAAAACTCAGCAAGATTTAATTAATGCTAAAGCTATCCAAAACGGAAGATTAGCTATGGGTACAGCAGCTATAAGTATGGCAAGTATGGCATATCTTAGTGGTAACTTGCATGGCAATGGACCTACAGATAGAAAGCAAAGACAAGCATGGATGGACATGGGATGGAAACCAAGAACTATAAAAATTGGTGACTTCTGGGTTAACTATGATGCCTTTGAACCTTACAACCAAATACTTGCATTAGTAGGAGATATAGGAGATCACCAACAATTAATGGGTGAAGAGTGGACAGAAGATAGTTTACTTAAATTATCTATGGCACTAGCTAATACAGCTTCTAGTAAATCATATCTAGCTGGTATGCAGTCATTTGTAGATTTGTTTTCTGGTAAACCCGGACAACAAAATAGAATCATTGCTTCTTTAATGAATAACTCAGTACCTTTATCTGGTCTTAGAAATGAGATAGGTAAAGTGCTTACTCCTTACACCAGAGAACTTGGTTCTGATATGGGTAGTGCTATAAGAAACAGAAACTTAATAACTGAAAATATTGCTTCAGACCCATTACCTATAAAATATGATATCTTAACTGGTAGACCTATTAAAGACCATGACTTTGTTACTCGTATGTTTAATGCAGTATCTCCTGTCAACTTTAATTTAGACTACTCAGAAGGTAGAGAAATGTTATTTAACAGTGGGTATGATATGAGAACTTCTACATATTATGCTCCAGATGGAACAGATTTATCTGACAGTCCAAAAGTTAGATCAATGTTTCAGAAAGCTATTGGTGAACAAAACCTACTAGCTAAGTTTGATGCAATGGCAAAGGAAGAATCTATACAAGTCTCTATGGCTGAAATGGATTGGCACAGAAAAAATGGTATGAGAGATGTTGAACCTAAATCATTTCCACACTACAAACGAATTGCAAAAACGTTTGACCGAGCTAAGAAACGAGCTTGGGCAAGCCTTAAGAAAGATAACGACGTCCAAAAGTTGTTACTTGAAGAGAGAAATCAAAAATTAAAAAACATAAAAGCAAACAGAGGTACAATAGATAAAATTCTAGAAATGCCTAAATAATCCGCCCGTCAAATTATCCCTAAGATAAATGGCGACAAAAACTGAAGAATTTTTAGTCGGAAATGGTACTCAAACCCTTTCCTTTACAACTCAATATATAAATGAGTCTGACATAAAAGTCAGAGTCAATGGTGGTAGTCCTCTTGTATTTTCAACAGGCACACCTACCACAGGACAATATAATATAGCATCTAATGCAACCTCCATTACCTTTGGTGATACTTATTCTAACACTGATTCTATACACATATATAGTGAAACAGATGTTAGTGGACCTACAGTAAATTTTACTCCCGGTTCATCTATTAAAGCTGCTGATCTTAACAAGATCGAAACTTTAGTTAGACATGGTATAAAAGAAAATAGAAATCAGATAATAACTCCTGATATAAGAGACTCACAAATTACCTCTGCAAAAATTGCAGATGGAACTATTGTTGATGCTGATATTTCAGGTTCTGCTGCTATTTCTCAAAGTAAAATTGCTACTGGAACATTACCTAGTGGTGTTAAGATTGCTACAGCAAACATAGTTGACAGCAATGTAACAACAGACAAGATTGCAGATTCAAATGTAACTACAGCTAAGATAGCTAACGAAAATGTTACTACAGGTAAGATCGCTCCAGATGCAGTTACAGGTGCAAAGATAGCTGACCGTCAGGTTGATTCTGAGCACATTGTTGTAGGTGCTATAGATCACGAACATTTAGCTAATGACATTATTGATGGAGATAATATCCAAGATGATGTTATTAACTCTGAGCACTATGCACCAGTTTCTATTGATACTGAGCACATTGCAAACGAAAATGTTACTACTGCAAAAATAGCTAACCAGAATGTAACAACACCTAAGATAGCTGACCTTAATGTAACTACAGGTAAGATTGCAGACCAACATGTTACAACTGCAAAGATAGCTGACTTAAATGTAACTACAGGTAAAATAGCAGATGACGCGGTAACCAATGCAAAAATTGCAGATGGTACATTAGATGGTAGATATTACACAGAAACTGAGCTAGATGGTGGACAGTTAGATAATAGATATTTTACTGAGACAGAGCTAATTAATGGTGCTCTTGACGGTAGATATTTTACAGAAACAGAAGCTGACGCTAGATACTTTAATATTAGTTCTGGAGAGACAATTAAAGATGGTGATACTTTTCCGGACAACGATACTACTATTGCTACAACCGCAGCTATTAACGACAGAATTATTGACATCGTTAATGACGTTGGTGGATTTGATATCTTGGCAAGTGAACAACACTTTCCTAACGACAACCCTCAAGGTCAAGCCGGGTCAGCAGCAGTACTAAGTATTAAAGCAGCATCTACTGCCTTAACTCCTACAGGTACTACACTTACGATTGCAAATGGTAACATAGCAAACAACGCTAACATTACTATTACAGGTGTAACATCAGTAATACCTCAAGGATTTGGATTCTTAGTAGAGTCTACAGCTACATTACATACATATACTTTCCATAGATTAGTACCAAAAGCAACAGAGGTTACAACTGTAGCTGGTATAGCTGGGAACGTAACAACCGTAGCTGGCATAGCTGCTAACACAACTACTGTCGCTGGTATATCTAGTGACGTGACTACAGTTGCTGGTATCTCGTCTGACGTAACAGCAGTTGCTAATAATGAGACAAACATAACTGCGGTTAAGAATAACGAAACTAATATAAACGCCGTACAAAGTAACGCAACTAATATAAATACTGTTTCCGGTTCTATAGCAAACGTAAATACAACTGCTACAAACATAGCAAGTGTAAATAATGCGTCTGCAAATATAAGCTCTATTAATAACTTCGGAGATCAATATCAAGTAGCATCTTCTCCTCCAAATACAGATGGTGGCGGTAACTCATTAGCAGAAGGTGACCTATATTTTGATACTACTGCTAACGAACTAAAAGTTTATAGTGGCAGTGCTTGGCAAGGTGGTGTTACAGCAAGTGGTAACTTTGCTGCTACAACTGGTAATACATTTACTGGTAGTAACACTTATCAAGACAACGCAAAAGCTATATTTGGTAGTGGACAAGATTTAGAGATATTTCATAATGCTAACGATTCTATCATTAACGATGCTGGACAAGGTAGTTTAAAACTACAGACTGGTGGTAATACAAAAATAGAAGTTACAAGCACAGGAACCTCTGTTACAGGTAACATAAATATTTCTGGTAACGTTGACGGTAGAGACGTGTCTGCTGATGGTAGTAACTTAGATACTATTAGAAGTGGTATGATCGGTACTACTATAAGTAACGGTAATATTCAGTTATCTCCTAACGGTAATGGTGTTGTAGAAGTACGTGGAGCTGGAGGTGCCGACGGTACATTACAGCTAAACTGTTCTGCACAGAGTCATGGTATTAAATTAAAATCACCAGCTCATAGTGCAGGAGCTAGTTATACTCTTACATTCCCTGATAGTGTTACTGGCGATAGATTCTTAAAAACAGATGCAAATGGTAACTTATCGTTTAATTTAGTTGATACAACTAATATTGCAGACGATGCAGTTACTGGAACTAAAATTGATGATCGTACAATTACAGCATCTAATATTGCAGTAGGCACAATAACAAACCTTGAAATTGCTGCTA